AGTGCGTGCGTCGTAAGGAGAATATGCTCCAACTATCTCTGCTTTAGCAGCTTCTATCGCTGCCTTGGCTAGAGCTTTCTGCTCGGCTACAGCTGCTTCCCACAAGGCTTTCGGTGGGCCAACCAGCGGCATCTGATTAAACTTAGATGCTATAGTGCGTGCGTCATAAGGAGAATATGCTCCAACTATCTCTGCTTTAGCAGCTTCTATCGCTGCCTTGGCTAGAGTTTTCTGCTCGGCTACAGCTGCTTCCCACAGGGCTTTTGGTGGGCCAACCAAAGGTTTTTGGTTGAATTTAGATGCTATAGTAGCGGCATTGTACGGCGAATACTGTGCTCCATCTTGAATTTTTTTAATTTCTGCAGCAGTCACCTTTGCGGACGTTAAGGCAGCTTTAGCGGCAGTCGCTTGAATATCAGCTTGCTTAGCAGCCTCAGCTGCCAAACCTACAGTAGTGTCTTTTGCACTTGACAAGACCGATTGTTTAACTTGATCCAAGTTAAACTTAACAGCTGTCGGACTAAAAAACTGATTGACTTGAAGGCCTTTGACCTCTTGCTGAAGTCTTTGTGCAATGCTTCGAGTATCGACCGCTATCTGCTGTAGTTGCTCTCTACTGCTAAGACCCAAAGCAGCAACAGCCTCTTTCAGTTTAGTCAAACTTGCTGTATTTGCTTTCTCAGCTGCCGCATGCAATGCGTCAAGAGCCTTAGTCAGCCCATTAACACTCTCAGTCTCCGGCCCAAAATTAAGTGCGATGTCGGTCATGGCTTAATCCCAGGGAGAGAGGCAGAGTTTATCATCCCGGCATTTTACACGAGCCGGGACTACTTTTTCTGGTCAGCTTGGGCCTTTTGCCAGATCGCTTGCTCTTCAAGCCAAATTTCATCGTACCTGTGAACAGCCTCCCAAGCATCGGTCAAATCGGTACAGGAGAAGCCGTGGGCACGCGCCCACAGATAGAACTCTGAGAACGGAATGCCTGCCGCACCGCCCATATGGTAGCGGCGGCTTCCATTCAGATCACGCCAGATTTGCTGGGTGAACACCCAATCGTCGTGAAGCTCTGGGCGATTTTTTAGGGCCGGAGGGGTTATGCCCGTTTCCTCCTGCATCTCCAGCAGTATTTTTAGTTGTGGCCCCCATTGAAACGACCACTGGAGAACGGCCCTTAGTTTTTTTCGTCTTCCTCGTCTTTAACGAGTTTAAATGTCTCCATGTCAGAAGCAACCTTGGATACAGTATCGCGGAAGTCGCGGTGCGCCAGCAACATCTTCGCAGCTTCTTCGCTATATGCGTACTTCTTGCCTTTGTACGAAATCTCACCATCCCAACCCAACAGGATTGTTTTTGCCATAACATTGACAAGGATGCTGTCGGACATCTTTTCGGCTGCATCGCCTTTGCTATCCAGCACTGCCCGATTCATTTTCACCTGTTTCTGGATAAGTTTCGAGTAATGCTTATTAGGCATCCGGGCGACAGTAAACAATGTGTCGCCTGCGTTAGGCAACTGCGTTTTTGTACCCTCTTGTTCAACGGTGTCGTCAGTTGCAAAAGCACTAAAAAGATCGGTCATTTGGAAGTTCCTTGAGTTGTTGGAGGCGCAATTGTAGCACGGGATTCTCAAAGAAAAGGCCCCTTGCTTTCACAAGGGGCCAGTCACTTCCAACACACCCAAAGAAACTTATACAACTGCACTTCCGATTCTATCCACAAAAATTGCTTTACGCAGAGTAGCATCTGCGTTGGAATCATCAGACAGTGCGTAGAGAGACATAGAAATCATCTGATCTTGATCTTTGCCGCCAGCATTACTCTTCCAGCTTTCAATGCAAGCTACCGGCAGAGTCACAATATAACCGTTGCCCGAGGAGTCAGTAGTTGCAAAGATCAGGCTGGTATTGGTATTCTGACGGAATTTTGTGAACAGATCTTTGTCGGCAAAGTAGACTTCAACAGTTGCCTTTGCGACAATGGTACCCGATCCAATTGCAACACTGCCCAGCGTCCCTATTGCATCCAAACTGCGCAACGCATTATCGTAATCCAAGGACACCGACTTAACATAAGTTCCCGACACCGGCGCGCCGTCCAGCCAAATAGCGTTGGTTGCACCAGACACCCCAGAGTGGATGTCATACGTAGGAGCGGCCACAGGTGTGCCTGGGAGCATCGTAGCTGTACCCTCCAAGGCAGACTGACCCATAAAGTCAAAGCTGACAGTACTCAACGAACCAGACGCGACCTTCAAAGACATCTTGCTAGGTGTGCACCCCTTAAATGCCATAAAAATACCGATATCGCTGTTTTCGCGCTCGATGGTCCAGCTTGTCTGGGTCGTACCATGCGTCAGCCGTGCAGCCTGGATCTGAATCGACTCACTAGAGCTAACCGCTCCAGGTGTGTTGGTGTCAAGCGTAATGACCGTGGTGGTCGGTGCTGTCGTAGTACTTACACGCAGAATTTTGCCGTTATTGGCGCCTGCACTGGTGATACGAAACCATTGACCCTTCTTCAGTGCCGTAAAAATATTGGCGCCAGAGGTGGCCGAAGCGGCGGTGATTTCCGTAGCAGAAATGGAAGTCGTAGATGTTGCAGCGCCTACACCATCAGTACCAAACTCAGTGAAAGTGCTTTGCAGAGCTGATTCCATGAACGGCTCGATACCGGCGTAATGCACTTCTTGCGCAAGATTACCTGTCACTGTAGCACCAACCGAAATCATGCTAGACACAGTACGAGACGACTTAATCTCGTCAGAGGCCTTCTTGGAAAGATCGTAAGACAAAGACTCACTTGTCACACGCAAATTTGTAGGATTACCAGAAACAGGTGTCACGCCAAACGTAGCTTCCTTGATAGCACGTACATTGACAAGTGAAGAAGATGCAAGGGTCATAATTTACTCCGGTGGTGAAAGTTCAACCACCGAAGTGTAGCCGACCCTACGCAGAAAACCGCGTTGTTGCGCTTTTTTGTCCGCGCTATGTACTTTGGTCCGACCAGAACGGAAGGCTCACAGTGAAGTAAACCCAGCCCAGGTGCTGGCGCGACTGTGAAGGCGATGATACGTGCGTTCGCACGGTACCAAAAGCTTTACGCTGCAAGCCCAGTGCAAAGTGATCGAGCAAAACTAATGCTCTACTAGAGCCACTGCCTTCAGGGACAGCTGCGCTCAATTGTAACTGGCCGTAAACTCGCTGCAGCGGAGAGTTGGATAACTCTACTTGCTTACCTTGAACAAACTTAATCTCTACTGACAAAAATGGATTTGTCTGTGTCCTAGTATCTACAAGCAGAACATTATCATACTCTATGACTAAAGTGTACCCACCAGAGAATGTAGCACGACGAGCTTCTATAGCTGTTACAAGGTCAGTCCTTATTAACTCCAAACTCATGGCATACACCTGTAATTCATTTTTAAATAACTCACAACTGACACATCAGGTGACAACCTATTCACAGGCCGCAACATAATTTGACCAGTCTCCAGCAGCTCAGCAACAGGTGTTGGATTGACTAGCCGTACAGGTTTGTTCCAGTGAACTTTGTCTATGGAACTAAGCCCAGCATCCACAACAAATGATACTGCTGGATCATCACCTTTCTCAAAAGGATCTTTTAAGGCCTGCCAAGGAACGACTTTAAACTGCGGATCGTAAGCAGCCGGTGTATCTGTGACTATGCGCCAATTACTGGCATAATCTCCAGACCATTGAGGAGAGGCTAAAGCCGCGTCATAAAGTAAATTAGCACAAATCTTCTTGATATGATTTGTGGCTTTATCTTCTACATATGCTTTTTTAGCAGCTATACCTGCATGAATGCGATCTATTCTAGCAGACAGGATGCCCATTAGCACCTCCTGATGTGACTAGCAAAAGCATCAATCTCTGGATATGATGACTGCACCTTCCACGACTCAGAGTTAATAGTGACGGTACTACCAACTACCAAAGCTGCAGCAGTTACCAACGTTTTGTCACCTGCAGTAAACCTCGGATCAGCTTCTGTGAAATAACTGTAAAGCTTGTACGGCTCCATCATCAAAGCACTTACAGAAGTGGCGCTGCTTGTGTATGTATCCGTAATTGGATTGTATGCACCTGTACTTGTTTTAGTAACTGTAACAAAGCATCCGGCATCTAACTGATCACAAACAGCATGAAGAAACCCGCTACCATCAACATAAGAAACACGCACCCTGTAGTAGGTGGAGCCTTGTTTGATGTAGTCTCCTTTGTTGGCAACCTCTCCTTGAGAGAAATCAAATCCCCATTGCGGGTCGTATTGACTATCCGAAACACCATTCACGGTGTCCTTCAAATACTTCAGACCTGCATGAGAAGATATACCTGCTGACCCATTAAGAGTTTGCAACGGAGTGTATCGCGTAAACAAGCCAAAGCTTTTCTTCATCCAATACGCTCGACGGGTTGGTGTATTGTAGATCATGTCCACATTACCGTCTCCAACAATCCAGTGCTCGCCCTGAAAACTGATACACCGTCTCGCAGGTATAGTCAGCGTCGGCGCTAAAGATAGTGTGCGTTTTTGAGTTGTAGACCCGTCTGGTGAAGATTCAATGAACGATGAAAACTGCGCATTAAATAAGGCAGCACCTGTGTAAGAATCTACACAAGCAACATCGTCAAAGTGACTAGCAACATCAAATAAGCTAGGCATAGGCTATGCGCCGGTTACAGGATCTACTGCTAGTCCAGTAGCCAATGTTGTTGTAAATGTCTCGACCGCCGTCGGCAACACCGTATTTGGGTATAACGCTCCATAAGCTGACAGCAGTCTTGCTTTTAGGGACGATAACATACCAGCTATGCCAACTTTTACAGACTCATACGGGTCTGTCTGCCGAGTGAATGACGCTCTACCATCAGTAAGCGTCTGTACTGCAAATAAAGGCAGCTGCTCTAAACAAAAATTTGCGTACAGGTAAGTCGTGTACAGTGTTACAACTTTTAGGAAACGCAAATCAGCAGCTGTTTTCGAAACAATGGCGTTTACTGTTGCATAGTCTGTTGCCAAATCTAATGAAATGTCTTCTAGTTCTAGCGAAACCAAATTGTCAAACAGCGTGAGTGCTAAGGTCGCATCTGGAATCTCTGTAACAGAGACTCCAAGTACAGCGCGTACATCGTTAGCAGTTACAGAATAAAGCATTGTTTACACCGGAGACAATTTCTTAACTGCAGGAGCCGCAACCGGCTTTGCAGCAACGATAACTGGTGCTGTTGCCAAGGGATCTGGAACAACTTCAATTACTGCCTGAGATTTGGCCCAATCCGAACGGCGGATCTTTACAATCTGCTGAGGCGCGAATACATGAAGCGTCTCAGGATCGAACATAGGGAATTGTGAGCTGTTGCGAAGCCATGTACCGTCAGTGTTTACGATGTTCATAGTGGTAGTCCTTTGGGCCTGGATTATAGCTGGTGTTTGATGTAAGCGATGCGGAAAAATTTTGTGGTGAAGCCGTGGAGACTTGTAGCATTTTGAATTTTTTGTGCTACAATGATAACTCAACAACGAAAGAACACAATGAAGCACGAAAACCTCGAACCTGTGCATCTGCGCATCCCAAAGAAACACCTGGAGGTGCTGCAAGCCCAAGCCGACCAAGAATTCTTAAAACTCTCTGACATCATTAGACGAGCACTGCGGGAGTGGCTTGAAACACAAGGCGCAAAAACGGAGCAACGTAATGGCTAAGACTGATCTTACAGCAGAAAGACTGCGTGAACTACTGCACTACGACCCAGAGACAGGTGTATTCACAAGACTATCTTGCCCTTACAGGCGGGACCGCGAAGGGCAAGTTGCAGGCAGTAAAAGACTTGACGGCTATTGGGCCATAGTTATTAAGGGAGATGTGCACTTCGGCCATCGTCTCGCTTGGTTATACACCTTTGGAGTTTGGCCGACTAAACAAGTGGATCACATCAACGGAGTGAGAGATGACAACAGGCTTAACAACCTTAGAGAAGCGACTAACGCAGAAAACCAACAAAACAGGAAGACAAATGTTGGTCAAGATGAATCGTCTCGTGGCACACGACACAGGAAGAATGGACGATGGGCTGCTGTGATAAATGTGAACGGTCAGCGGAAGTCTCTTGGATACTATGGCACGCAGGAAGAAGCGCGAAAAGCATACGTAACCGCGAAAGAAAAACTCCACACGTTTTGTCCTGTAGCGTACAGTTGACTAAAGTAAGAAAGGCTCCTAGAGGAACCTTTCTTATTGCGCAGTAACGATTTACTGCGAAATCGTCAAAATGTCGAACGGCGTCAACTCTGTATTGCCAAAAGCACGGTAAACAGCTTCGCTCCAATCCCACCGCATCATCGTAGAACGCCTCATTGCGAAGGCCTCACTTGCGGAGTAACTAGCTGCTGAATTGCTCACCCGAACAACTGCTTTGCTGGCATCCAGTGCCCAAACAGTGTTTGCAGGTACAGGACCGCCGTCTGCTGCTGCATCAACGATCATGTAGCGCACACCATTACCAAAACCGATTTGAGCGGTGTTAGCTGGCGTGGCTTGCGGATCAATGACAGCCAGTCGTGGATCATAAGCAACAGTACCAGGGCGACCAGAGCGACCCTCAATCAACAGATAGGTGTCGATGTCGCAGACGATGTGAGTCAGATTACGCTTCTTGCGATTGCGAGCCAAGAACTTCACCCACGCTTTATGGCTGATGGTCTTAGCAACGCAAGCAGCATCAAGGCTGACTGTAGTAACGGCGGATACTGCATTCTCGTTCAAATCGCTGTCACCGGAGAACAGAGCCGACAGGTACGAATAAACCCGGCTATCCTTCTCAACTTGCGTGTACCGAGCGATAGACATAGCAATCACGTCGATACTCAAGGAACGATAAGCCTTGTCAGAGAACTCAATCCCCATGTTGAACGCAGGCAGCGAGCGAATGCGCTCAGCAGTGCTCAAACGAAGCATGGTACCAGGCTCAGAGAATTCAGTAACACGTTGCGCACGAGCTTGCTCAGGGCCGCCGGTGGTCTGATAGCTGATGACAGGTTGAATAAAGTTGTCGCCAACGATAGAGATTTCTTGCGCCACCAATTGATCGAATGTCACTGAGTCAGTCACACGGTCTTGGGCCACAATATCTTCCACCATATCAATGATGGCTACAGGTGCCAATGAACGTGCAGCACTACCGAACGGCGAGCCCTTATCGCTCACATTAGTAGTGCCAGCAGCTTGAAAACCGGCCCGACCATCCAAAATGTCGGCCATAGTAGCAGGACGGATACCAAAATCATTAGCACCAGGAAGGCACAGACCAACAGAGGCGCAGATTTGTTTGAAAGCCGAACCGTGCTTGACATCAGCTTCGGCATATTGCCGGTTGATGTAGGTAGGTACAGAGACGCCTGCGTCGAGCGCAGCTTTGTGGATTTCAGGTCCAATCTGCACGTGTTGTGCATTACCTGCGTTGTCGATGAAAAAAGACATAATGGTTGCTCCTTGACAGGTTACAGATGATTAAGAAGAGACACGTTCAATGACGATAGTAGTCCCGACTGCGCCGGTACCTGCAGATCCCAAAGAAACAACACGCCATGCGTAGACAGCATTGCGATAAGCAGTAGCCGCAGTCACCAAGGCAGCGTCAAGCACTGTCTTAACAGCAGCTGCTGTATCAGCACTAGCAAGTGTAGACACAATCGCAGTGGTAGGTTGTACAGTTGCTTTGCAGACTTTCGGATACGCAGTCAGAGCTGTACCTTTTGCAGTAGCAGTGCCTGCCACTACATAATCACCTACAGCAATAGCGCCTGTGCCAGCCGTGGCTTGCAAGCCATCAGCAGTAGCAAAGATCATACCTTCTTTGACAATACCGCCAACAGAGTAGCCTCCTGACGTAGCGCTCTCTACAGCAACTACTACACCTTCGATAGCATCGCCAGCAGCGCACAAATCGTAACGAGACTCAGCAACGAGTTTGACCAATTTACCTTGCTCAACATCGCTGTAACGGTCTCCAGCAGCGTTACCGGCACCAAGACGTACCGTAGTAACTTTCTCAGTAACTCCAGTAGGAACAATAAAATGATTAGCAGCCATGAGGGTACTCCTTATTTGGCGGTGGATTTGAGAAGCGCGGCAAACATTGGCGGTGCCGAGACTTTCGCCTTCGTCACCACTTCAGGGGTGGTGGCCGCAACACCTCCCACCTTGAACTTAGCTTTGAACAAATCGGACAACCGTGTATGTTCTGCAAGAATTTGATCAGCATCCATTGCTGCAATAGCGTCTGCTTTTACGCCAAAATGAATACCCATTGTCTTGACTGAGTTGCGAGCAATCTCAACAAACTTTTCCAGTTGAGCAGTAGCGGCGGTTAGAGCTGCTTCGTGCTGAGCTTTAAGATCCGCAAGAGCTGTCTCATGGGCAGCAGTAAGAGTGGCTAGAGCGTCATCCTGAGCAGCTGCTGGTGCAGGAGCAGCCGTTGAAGCTGCCGCAGTTTCTTCATTAGTCTCAGTTTCAATTTCCACACCTGCGGCCATAGCGGCGAGTGCTTCATCTGTCAGGGGTTGTGGCATAGTGGTGGTTCCTTCAGTATGCTCGGGATTATCGCTTAAACTTGCCGACACAGGCGGACATAAAAGCGCATCTGCCTTCATTCCGGCAGATTTTTTGGGCTTGCTGAGCGCTTGAGCTTTCATAAAAGCATCTTCATACGTACCCAATTTATCAACAAGCCCAGCATCGACAGCTTGCTGTCCGATGAACGTGCGACCCTGGCCGAATTTTTTGTCGCCATTTGTTGCAGACACGCCACGGGAACTGGCTACGTGATTCAGGAACACGCCGTACAGAATGTCAGCTTGTGACTGCAGACCGGCCTGAGCCTTCTCAGACAGTGGTTCATATGGTGATGCTAGAGCCTTCTCCGAGCCAGCACGAATAACAGTAGGCTTAACGCCTGCGTCGGCCAATCGACGGCTGTGATCCATGTGCACCATGATAACACCCAGGCTGCCGACAATAGCCGTCTTACCGGCTACTGCATAACTTGAGGATGAGCCCAGCCACAGTGCCGCGCTGCCCATCGTGCTGCCAGTATAGGTAACAACCGGCTTTACTGCACTTACACGTGCAATAAGTTGTCCAGTGTCATCCACCCCTGCTACTTGCCCTCCAGGAGAACTGATGTCCAACAAAATTGCTTTAACATCAGCGTTGCTGACAGCTGCTACCAACGCTGCTCGAATATCATCGTAGCCTGTCTGACCGAAGAAAACTCCGTAACCAGCAGATCCTTCTACAAGCGATCCCTTAATACTGATCACACCAACGTTCTGCTGTACAGAGTAAATCTGCGACATAACCTCGGAAGAGTAATCTGACGCTGCAGAGAACTTAGGGTCTGCAAGCTTACGAGCCTCTGCAGATGTATAGGCGTCAAAGGACTCTTGAGAGCCTAGCCAGAGTTGTGTATTCATTTGGGAGGCCCTTTAGGTTCTTTCGGAGTTTTCGGAGTTAGCGACTGATCAATAGCGCTCGTGTTTGAGGTGGGGTTTTTATTTTCGGTAGTGGCTGTCTTAAACATGGTGCCAGTGAGAGGCTTGTAGCCTGCTGGTGGCAAGTTTCCTGTAAGACGGATGCAGGCTTCTTCATCGGATAGCATGCCAAGTGACAGCAGCTCTAGTACACGGCTCTGCTCCATGGAGCGGAATGCCTCTAACTCTGCTTCTGGTCTGAGGTCTATAGGGGCGTAAGTAAACTCTACGTAAGTGTCATTCCCAAGAATTCTCACAGCGATGGTGAGTGCACGGGAGTAGAGTTCATTTAACTTTACTCGGATTATATTGGCTTGTTTAAGATAGAGTACAGCCTCTGTGCTTGAGGAATTTGATGTTCCTCCGTGACCCAGCACGACAGGTAGCGTCTTTGCGCCGCTAGCGAGTTTAGCATTCAATACACCTTGTATCTTGGCAATAATTTCAGCTGGGTCTTTGCCGCCGTCTATAAACGAGTACGATACACTGTCGAAGCTGACTAGCGCATCTTCAGGGGAAAGACCGTTAAGAACAGTTTCTACTTCGGTAATTACTGCAGCCTTGTATGCGTTGAATTTCTCTGCGTCCGAGAGTACCTCGGGCGGCGTTAACTTTTTAAATTTCTCACCATCAATAGTGGCTGTAAGCCTGGGCAGCACCGCTCTTTTTAGCGCTCTCCGTGTATCATTATTGAAGTCAAAATCCGCCATGACAGTCGGGATTGCTGCTTCGAGGTAGCTGCTGCTGTACGCTGACAGTAAGTCTTGATCTAAGCTTGTGTAAATAACGGTCGGAATATCTAAGTCTATTTCCTCTCCACCGATAACTTGCACGAGCCTAAACGAGGTACCTTCTTCGTATATCTTTAGTTTGGAACACGCTATTGGGTTGAGCGATGCAGGAATCCTTGCTTTATCTAGGGCGACCTCTAAACAGGCTGCGCCTTCAATAAGTAACTCCAAGCCAAGTTGCTCACTAAGAGACTGCAGTGTTTGTTGTGTGCCAAAACTACCATCAATAGCACCTAAATATGTAAGTCTGCGCAACAACTCATGTGCTACTCCTGTAGCAGGTGCATCTATCTGCCCATCCAGATTTCTAGCTACTACAGTGAACCGCTCAGGAATACCCACTCTAAGCATAGTGGTGATAGCGGAGGACAGTTCTGGGCTTACATGATAGAGCTGTCTTACAATCTGTTTCGTGCTGCTGAGAGAGCGGGCTGAAACCAGCCGGTCGAGAGTAGTTATCCCTCGGTCTGCCTCGCGCAGAGCCGCACTGCTGGCCGTCTTTTGAGTGCGATAACCCGGCAACGCTACGGGGGTGCCCGGAGCTTTTGGTAACGGAGGGGGCGTCAAGGTTGCAGCCTCGAACTCAGATTTAAGGCCGCCAAAAAGCCGTGATAGGATAGACATCCGAGCATTCTAACCGAACAAAGGTTGGCAGAGCCAGCCCTTGCAGAAAAATGACCGCTCAGAGTTTGGTCGTGATGCGACCGTTGGCTGCATTATCCCTGAGTTGTGCTACCCGTAAATCGAGAGCTGCCCTGATACGAGGGTCATCTGTGTGGAAGGCTTCTATGACATCAGCCTTGGCTAGTTGCCATGCTTTGTGCCCCTCTAAGGCGGTCTTAAAATAGCCCAGGTGTTTCCGCCCTGTCCCTTCTCCGACTCTTGCCTGGTATTTCTGGATTCTTTTGTGGAAAGATACACCTAAAGGGCAGTCTCCGCGTGCAGCCCGGCTATCTGTCAACATGGAGTTTAACTCGCGTGGGACAAACACACAAGTATTGAGACTGTACACTCTATTTCCAGAGAATAAGATGTCTTTGTCCAAATCGTAACCTTCTGTGTAGTTTTCTAAGAACCACTTTTCAAAGTTTTTAAAAGAGTGCCACTCTTTTGAGACTGAACATCCCTTATAAGTTGGCTGTACCTTCTGAACATTGACAGCATAGCACCTTGCTAACATGTTGCGCCAGAAAACATAAGGCTTTGTAGGTTTACCACTTACCACAGTAGGCGTGGCGGAGTCATTAAGACCGACTCCTCGTACTAGACTACGGCTGTAGGGCGCATAGAGGTTTTGTGGAATGAGCGGAGATGTGCTGTTAGACGCTGTATAATCAAGGCAGGTCATTGCTGTTTCCCGTAGAATGGTGATAACTTAGAACGGCACCCGAGTTAGCGCTCAGGGTGCCGTTTGCACGTCAAGGCGACGAGCAGAGGTATTATACCTGTTTTAGGCGATTTCCGTCTGGAAATTTCTCTGCTTCAATTTGAAGGATTTCACCAGCCCCAAGCTGCCTGTGGCCCAAGCCTCTACAGTTCCTCGCAACAGCGTGGCCAAATTTAGATACATAACTGCGAACATCATGTGATCGTTGCCGTCCGTCTTTTTCCAAGAAAACTGTAGTTCATCCTTTACAAAGACCTGCACTCTTTTCATTGAAAGAACGTGTGACAAAAACTTGTCGTCCTCGCTGTCATTCACTCTCGCTGTGAGTATGCGCTTCTCTTTGAACAGTGTGAGTATTTCGTCTAGGGCACGTGTTCTATTCGCCTTCACTAAGCGTAGATTCAATTTTCCTTCCTCAGCGTCAGCTACTTTTTCTTGAATAGTAAACAACTCTGGTGAGTTCCCTGTTGAAAATGTACAGCCGTATCCGTTTACGTCGTAGTCGCAGATTTGCATAATCGTCTGGGTGTATGGAAAACAATCCATAACGGACACGGCTACTCGATATTGCTTCATCAACTCTGATCGTCGTTGCATAAAGTTGGACACAGGTACTGTTTCTCTGTGTACGATAAGGAGTTCGCCTGCCTGCGTCCGTCTTCCAATCGCAACGTGGCACAGTAGGCCCATATCTGCCCCTAAATAGTGAATCTCGCTAGAATCTAACGATTGACAGAACGACGCTTCTACATCTTGCCGAGTAATCTGCTCATTATTCTCTGTTGAAGTCTCTCCTAGCACCTGATTCATCCACTCGCTACGGGTGTTGAACTCGGTGCTAGTTCTTACGAGATACGCTGGGCGTAACACTTCGCAGCAGGTCACGGGATTGACGTAGTACGTTGTCGCCTCCCAGTTATCGTCCGGGTTCTCGCATACCCAAGATAAGCGACTAGGATGCAACTGAGGGTCTCTGTTACAGTTGGGGCAAGTCCAATGTGCATTTTTCCAGTCTAAGGTCTGTATATTCGTTCTGGTGATTTCAGACAAATCTCTATCGTAACCCGGTATTTTTATATCAACATGGTAGCTTGGGAGCCATATATGATTGCAGTGGTAACAAGTTGCAAAACTACGGTACCGTTTCGATGTCTCAGCCTCCTTGGATATACCAACTCCATCTACAGTGGGTGTTGAGAATTGCTTTACGATGGCAAGCTCTGATGCCTGCAAGCGCGACCTGAACTGCTTTAGAGTGTCAGGGTCTGAGCGGTCTATCTCGTCTGCTACCAAGCAATCTGCGGATATAGACAGAGCTGCTGTCTCTGACTTAGCCCCTCTACAAAACAGAAAGTTATTGCCGAGCTGCTTCAATTCAACAGTGTCTACGTTCTTGTCTGACAACTCCGTCAACCTTTTTGACGCGAGTATGATTGGATTTATTTTTGTGGTTACAATTTTGCTAGCATCAGCTTGACTAGGTAGCGCATAAATAACATTAAACTTTCTTTGTGTAGCCATAGCTGCCAGAAAGTACGCTATTGTAGCTGTTGTAAGCCCAATTTGAGCGCACTTTATCGTGTTTGTAACTCTTGAGTCATCATTTACGATGCGTTTCTGAAACGCGTAGCGTGTGCTCATGTCAAACTTTCTACCTTCTAGCCGCAGGTAGCGTTCGATCCAGTCTGACAGGTTTGTGAGACTGTAGACATCCCTCGCTCCGTCCTGCACTCGTTTTAGATGTTCTTCTATGTTCATAGTGCTGCCTCGTATGCGGCTAAGAACTCTTCTCTGATTTCAGGGAAGTTTTTCAGTGTGTTTATGAGTACAGCTTCGATTTTGGTTATTGTCTGGGTATTGTGGAGAGTTTCTTGTGTTTTTGCTATCGTTTGCAAAATAGCTGCGATGCTGTTTACAGCTTGGACTTTTTGATTGAGTGGAATGGACTCATCGTACTCTGCCTCTGACAGCAGTAGTTTTGCCTTGTTGTAAGCGCCTAGAAGCTCCTGTGACAGGTCTAGTTCATCCAGGCTGGACAGGAGGGTTGTTTCTTGTTTGGGTGGCGGTGGTGGTAGGTGCAGGAATGGGTTTGTCATTTCGTTCTTTCTCAATGGCACGGCGCATGGTGCGGGTGCTGCAGCAACAGATTTTTGCCGCTTGCTTGGTAGTGTAAACGTTAAGGATGACTTTTTGAGCCATGAGTTGCCGGAAGTGTCTGCGAGTGAGAATCAGCTCATGCTTCTGTTGGCGTTGTGATCGGACGGTCATGATCGGGATTATAGTGTTGAATATAGGCGCTATAAAAATGATAGTGAAAGTTTGTAGAAATTATATATTTGGCGAAGGGGTGAGGAGGCGCAAAATTTATGCCAGTGCTCCCAAGGTATATACGTCACGACCATCTGCTACGCGAATGATTCTCACTCCATACGCGAATGATTCTCACTCCATACGCGAATGATTCTCATTCCATACGCGAATGATTCTCATTCCATACGCGAATGATTCTCATTCCATACGCGAATGATTCTCAT